TTTTTTCGATAGAAGCGAGATGACGACTAAAAATAGCGTCAATCTCATTTGCGTGTGAGGAACCATAACGTGCTGCTGCCTCTCGCTGCTTGTCCCATTCTCTGAATAGAGCAGAAATCTGCTTGTCTTGTGGGGACTTACGGAATTTATTCACAAACTTCATTTACTTCATCTCCTTGTGGGTGATATTGATTTGTTGCTATTGAGGTGGGGTCTCCACCTGCAAGCGTTTCCATTATACCATTACTTTTTCTTGCGTAGTTCTTGTAACTTGTACTTTAAGTTGTCTGCCTCTAGTCCATCGTATCCATCAAAGATAGGTTGAATGATAACCTTGAGACCTGTCGCACGCATAGCCTCATGGCAGTCTCGTAGCCAGCGTGCAATGTCTACAAACTTCTGCCTGTTGCCTGCCGCTGCTTTTTGATAAAGACTGTTCTTGAACAACAAGTAATATACAGTCATAGGTTGTCCTGTCTCTGGGTTTTGTATAACATCCTCAGATAAGGATACAGGGAAGCCCCATGGTGGGTCGCCCTGTGCTCTAAATATCGTCTGTGCCATCTCTGTGCTACTCATATGCTTGTCCTGTATCGTGTGTTAATTGTAGCAGAAGTTCCTGCCATACTTCATCTGTCTTGTGGCTGTTGAATTCATCTGACTTATCACCATTCTCTAAGTAGATGCCTCCCCATACCCCCCACTCTTGGTGAGAGATACCCCATTGCAAACATTCCTGTGCAATAGGACAAAGGGCACACATCCTGTCGATGACTGCACGCAGACCGATATCTTCCTCATACTTCTCAAAGAAGATATCTACATCCATGTCACGGCACTTGCCGTCTAGTTTCCAAGAGAGGTCAGCCATGACTTAGGCACCTTCCATCCTCGCTCTGTAAGTTTGATGATGTTGACCTTGTGCCATGCTCCTTCAATGAAGCGTGCATTCTTCTTGAGAACTGCGTTGGCATTTTCTCCTAGGTCTTCAATAACATCGAACCCTTCCCAGAAAAGGTTGGGGGTCTCTGCCACCATCTTGGTCATCTTGTTTAGACTATCAACGTACATATTCCACTTCACCTTCTGTTGTGTATACGATTTTTTTGATTTGTGCCTCCCGTATTAGGAGGCTACACGGCAGACAGGGGCGGCTGTCTCTATCTTCGCCATGGCGGTTTACCCTAGCGACATAGATAGTGGCACCCTTGGTGTTATCTCCTGCCCGTCGTATTGCTATTTCCTCTGCGTGGTAAGAGGTGTGCTCTCGCACAATATCCTCTGGTAGATAAGCAGGGTCATTACGATGCTTGTTGTACCCTGTACCTACGACACTACCGCCACGCACAACGACAGCACCGTGCTTCTTATTGAGGCTGCTCTCTGATGCGAAAGCACGAGCCACAGAAAGAAAACTCAAATCCTTTTTACTTAGCATTAGTATCGAAAGATCCCTAACTCAATGCCATTCTCTTCTGCCTTGTTAGTCAAGGAGGATAGACGGCGGTTGTCTGGATGTGCAAGGTAAGCCATGTAGTCAAACCTATCTATCTTATCTTCTGCTAACTTCACGGGTAGTTTGTGAAACTTTACTTTGATACCCCGTCCCTTGAGGTTGTCCTCTGTTAGGTTAGCAAACGACAACGCAAGGTCACTTGTCTTGTGTGGGCCTACTGAATAAATCTGAAACTCCTTGTCTCCTGGTGGCATGGATGATAGTGCAACACCCATAGCACGCATGAGGACTTGGTAGTCATCAAAGTCTTTAGTGCCCTGTACTAATAGTTTCATTCTTTTTCGCTTTCACGTTGGAGGCTATCTAGGATAGCCATATGCATCTTTAGTTCTTGAAATGTCATGTCCTCTGTGTCGATAGGACGGGCGGCAGACCTGTCAGGCTCACCTTCATCATCTACCTCTGTTTCCCACATTGCGTTGTCCCATACCCAATAGGCTTTCCCATTGACCATAGCAACAGTCACACGTTGGCTGTCCTCGTCATCTTCAAACATGATACTATTATACCGCAGAAGTTACTTTTTGTCAACTGTTACGTCGTATTGTTGAATAATCATTCTTAAAGTATTTATTTCCTGTGGAGTTAGGCACTCATACTGCCTAACTTCATTTCGGCTGTCCTCGTTAATATCTAGCATGGGGTCACCATCCTCATCGAAAACAACGTCAATCATCTCATTCATCCACAGGGAAAATACGTCATTGTTAAACATGGTTTCATGCTGCTTTACAATTTCAGGAACAAACTCTTCTGCTTCCTCAGACAAGCGGTAGTTACCACCAGGCAGTTCTTCAATAGCCCCGATGGACTTTAGAAACTCAATCATGTCTTTATCCATGTTTGCCTCATCTCCCATTATACTACATCATTCCGATACCCTGCAAGTAAGTGTCCCAAACGTTTTGCTCCTTGGGATCAGGAGAGTCAAACAGAGGGTCGTATTCCTCTTCTTCTCTCCACTTCTTACGGGCACTCTTAAAGTCATGTACCTCAATCATTTGGTTTTGCTCACGCTTAGATAGCGATACCGAATTATAAATGGCACCACACACAGCGTCAGCCAAGTCCTTAGACTTCTTACGAGGGTGGTCTACCTTCTTATCAGATACGATACGCAACTCTGTTAGTTCATCAAGTAGCAGTTCGATCTGTGGCATTACAACCCTGTCCTCATACACAAGCATAGCCATATCTTCGTAGTGTGCCTTGCCTACTGATAGTGTGTCTGTCTTGATACCTACCTGCTTTAGTTCATTCTGAATGTCGAATGACTGCCAACGGTCAAAGGTTACTCTACCTAACTTAATACCCTGCCGTCGCAAACTGATGATCCAATTCTTAACTTCTGATAGGTCTACTGGGCCTTCAATGCGTGGCTCCCACCACGCAACCATATCCACTACTACGAATGGTACGATCTGCTTGTAGTCATTGAATGACTTTACCTCTACCCAGCGGTCAACGTGTGCTAGTGCAACGGCACACTTGTCATGCTTCTGTGCAAGGTCAGCGTGTACGAAATACTCTGTGTCTGGTTTAGGTTCCCATCTAGGTTCGATACGCTTAAACTTATCAACAGGGTTGGGTATGCTCATAGCCAACTCTAACTTGTCACGCTGCTTGAAGAATGCGTCAGAGTGAAACATAGGCATACAGGCAAAACGCATAAGGGCATCGCCTGGGTCTGTGTAGAATGCCAACTTAAAATCTTCTATCGAACGTGTGGGGTTTACATCCCAGGTGGGACGCTTGATAGCAAAGACACCAGGAACCTTGTAACTTATAATATGATCTTCTTCCCATTCAACGTCGTAGATGTTTCCGTCTGCGTTGCCTAATTCCTCATTCATAACGAATTGATGTGTGCGAGGGATAACTTCTTTCTCGTTAATGACTTCTTCATACCGCTGGGAAATGAAGTCACCCTTGTAGCGAGGGAAGGATAGTAGCACCACCTTTCCATAGTCAGGGAATCGACTATCGACTGACGCACGGAACGCTTTGTAGATAGCATCGGAGGTCTTAGCACTCTCGTTGCCTGAGGTTGAGGTCTGCTGGAAGCCTGATATCTCATCAAGCACAGCGAGCATAAGGTTTAGACCCTCGTGTGACTCACGTTCTGAGTGACCAGAGTAAACTGTAATAGACTTATCAAACTCTAGGTTGTCCATCTTGCTTTCGTATTTTCCTGCGAACCAAGGGGAGCGTTCGATCTTGGAACGGAAGCCCTTGAAGAAAACGTTCTTTGCCTGCTGTGCGTTGATAGCAATATTGATAATGTCAATAGCGTCACCTGTTGGTTTGCCAAAGTATCCTGCTGGGTCTTTTAGACAAAGTAACTTATACACCAGATAAGCCACACCGACAGTAGAGGTAAAGTCTTTACCAGAACCTTTGCCGCATTGGAGGATGACTTCTGCTTTAGTATATTTGGCATGGTGTTCTGCTCCTTCCCGATCACCCATGAACCTTTGTAAGTCTTCTAACTTGTAGATTTGACTCATGGTTTCTACCAATGTGTATTGAATGTCTGATAGTTCTGGCTGCCCCAGATAGTCAGGGGAGCGAACAAACTCTCTAATGCCTACGGGATATTCCTCAAAAGGGTTCTCATCAAGAGCACCTAAGAAGTCATCGAAATCAATCGACATTTACTGTAATCACTTCCTCTGGCCTAGCCACATCAGCAAGTCTCTTTGCAACCTCCACCTTACATGTGTCGCACTTGCCTGAGACTTCCCGTAGAATCTTGACTAGGATCTCTTGCTTGTTTTCCATAGCCATAAGTTCTTCTGCGATTTCCTTGTTCTCTAGTAGCCCTGCCTTCTGTAGCATCTCAATGCGTTTGTTCTCAATGTCTAAGATAAGTTTAATTGCCTTTGACTTTTCACCTAGGTCTGACTGACTATCTGCCGCATCAATGACCTCGTATGCTTTCTGAATAAGCCTGTTGTAGTGTTGGTCTGCTGTGGCTAATGCCTCTCGTGCCCTTGCACGGATAGCATCGTTGTTGGCGATCATTCCTCGCCACTCATCAAGTAACTTGACTACCCGTGTGCGTGGCATATTCAAAGACTTAGAGATCTGTATCTCCGTGTTTCCCTTTACATATTCGCTCGCTACCTTGTTTACTTCGTCAAGGTGTAAAACAATGTCTGTGTCGTTCATACACAACTCCTTATGTTATAAACTATTATACCATAGAGTGTGGTGAGGGGCAAGGTGTTGCCGCTGCCCTTGCCCCCCAGCACTAGCAACCAGTTCCTCTTACGGTTGCATTCCAATGCTTTTTACCACTCCATTTGCCATTCCAGTTTAGGGCTGTAAAGAATGCCCTGTCCTGCCAATAGCGGTTCCACCTATGTATAGGCTTCTTATGTAACTTCTTTGCTCGTGGTTTCAGATAGTCACCT